TTAAATTAATATGAAAAACTGGATTAAAAGATTATTATCAGCAATGGCTAATTTAGTGCCGAATGACAAACTAAATCATTTCTTCTTTGGAAGTATAATTGCAACACCATTAGTAATATATGGTACTACAATTGAAGCAATAGGCTTTATGGTTTTTATATCAATAGGAAAAGAAATAATAGATGCAAAGATGAGATTTAGTTTGCCTAGTTTTATGGATGCACTATTTACTTTTTTACCTACATTATTATTATTAGCAGTAAAATTAATAAAATGAAGTTAGGAGATTTAATTTATTACATCACAAAATATACTGGCATTAAATATCTAGTAGATGCTTGGCATAAATACAGAGGTACAAAATGTAATTGCAACAATAGAAGAAAAAAGCTAAATGAAATAAAAATTGATAGATGGTAAAATTTAATAAAGAAGATTATGCAAAATGGGAAAACTTTAGACTGGGTACAAAATCATACCTTGAAGCAGCAGAATTTGAATTTATTTGCAAGTTACATTCAGTCTACTACAACCACAAATTTCATAAACCTTGTACTTGCAGTCCAAAGACAATAAAGCAATGGATAAAAGATTTAAACGTAATATGGAATAATGGGGTTAAATAAGGTACACCAATTAGAAAAGGCAATGGTACTGCTTTTAAATTTTGAAGGTTGGGAATTAGAATGGACTGGTGGAGGTTCTGAAAGGTGGGATGCAAAAGGAAAAACAAAAAAAGGTTATAATTGCATAATAGAAATGAAGTTTAGAAATAAGCACTATCCAACTAAGATGCTAGAAAAAGATAAATACGATGCTTTAATGTCTTTAGATAAAGATGTAATAAAGATATATCTAGTTAATGATAAAAAAGGAAACTTTTTATTTTACTTAAATAGTTTAGAGATGCCAGCAGCAGTTAAAAAATACTGTCCAGATACTACAATGTGGACTAAAAAAAGATTACTAAAAGATGTTTACTTGCTTGAAGAAAAGGATGCTTTAAGAATTAATTTGAACAAAGGTTATTAAAAGTTTTGTTTATAAGTTTATTTATTGTAGATTTGTTCTGTTGGAAATAACCAACGAAACAAAAACAGAAATTATGAAAACATTTGAACAAACAACTACAGAGCAACTAATAAGAGCAGTAAAATCTTTAATGACAGATTCAACGGGAACTCAAGACTACCTAAGTACATTGAGTAAAGATGAGCTAAGAACCCTAATATGTAGATTAGCATAAACAAATAACCAACGAAACAAAAACAGAAATTATGAAAGCAACTATTAAATTAACAGAAATTACAAAATTAGATTCAACTATACACTTAACGCATTTAGACGTAACTTTAGAGAGTGAAGTTTCATCAAGCAAAACTACTTTTTCAATGACATCTACGGGAATGAGTTTACGAGTAACAAGTGAACATTCAGTTCGTGAGTTAAGTGAACTATGCAAATGGTTAGATACACCATCACAAGATGACAGTAATTTAAGAGATAACGAAAGCGAGGTTAAAATATTCGCAAAAGAAATGATTAAAACACATAAAAAACTAACCCAAAGTTTAAGTCTTTAAAAACAATCGGGGAGGGTAATACCTCCCTTTAAAACAAACAGAAACTATGAAAGAAGTAATTGAAATACTAGAACAGATTGAAAAAGATTCTTTTAGAGGTGTTTACACAATAGGAGAAAGGTTTGATTTAATACAAGAAATCAAAGAAGTATTAAGAAGGCAACACTTTATATAATGAAAGTAAGTCAAGCAATATGGGATGGTCTTAAAAGGCAAATAGAACACCATACAGAACAAGATAAAGAAATAACTGATGTAACTATTACATACCAAGTAAAGCCATCAGCAGAACGTAACTTTTTAAAATTAACAGTAAAGCAATAAAACAAAAGGTAGGGGTTATCCACTAACAATTAAAATTTGGTCGTTGTAATGGTTATCATCGGAAACTACCTACCTTTTTTAAAACAAATACAAATGGAAGATAAAGACAGAATTAAAGAACTAGAAAAGCAATTAGCACAGAAGCATACTTACATACACGAGATACACACTTTACAATGTAATGATGGAGAATTATATCTTGGTTATGGAAATAAAGATGAATGCTTAGTTATTAATGTAGATACATTTTATAAAGATTTACCATCAATTATTTCAATGGTCTCTAAAGAAAACAAAAAGCAGCAAGAAATGTATGCTGATTTAATTAAAGAATCACTTTCTTAATTATGATTTTACTAGTAGATGCAGACAGTTTAATATTTGCTTCTTGTTATAAGAAACGAGAACATCCAGAAGATGAAAAGTATTATACAGACATAGAAGATGCAAGGGCAAAATTTGACCAGCAGTTTATGAAGATTGTAAATGACTTAGAAGAAAAATATACTATTGATAAAATAATAACATTTAATGGAAGCAAAGGAAACTTTAGAAAACTTATAACACCAGTTTACAAAGCTAATAGGAAAAACCAAGAACTACCACCATTACTACACGAGATGCACCAATTTGTAAAAGACCAGTATGATTCAATATATGGGTTTGGAGTAGAAACAGATGATATGGTTGCTAGGTACTGGAAACAAATCAGTAATGACATTGGTAGGGATGAAGTTATGATAGTCAGCATAGATAAAGACTACAAACAGTTTCCTTGCTTAATGTATAATTATCATTACAAGCACCAAGTTGTTTTAGATATATCAGAAGATGAAGCTATGTATAATTTTTATGAACAAATGATAGTCGGTGATTCAGCCGATAATGTAAATTACATAAAAAAACGTGGGGTTAAATTTGCTGAAAAGTATTTAGCAGATTGCACAACAAAATACCAATACACAAAAAAAATGTATGAGTTATTTAAAATACACTACAAAGGTAAAGCAAGACAAAAATATACTGAATGTTATAACTTATTAAAACTAAGAACAAATTAATATGAAACACGAAATTGAATTACAAATGATAAAAGATTATGTAGACAAATGTGCTGGATATGATATATCAGATAAAAGACGAGATGCTGAAATAGTAAAGTTTAGAACCTTATATTTTAAACTAGCAAAACAAACTACACATTGGAGTTTACAAAAAATTGGTAATATGGTTGATAGAAATCACGCAACAGTATTACACGCTCAAAATAAGTTATTTTCTGAAATAAGTAAAGATAGAGAAATGATAAAATTATATAGGTACTATAAAAAAGTTATATTAAAGCACCAAGAAAGCCAAGTTTATGAAGATGAATGTTATAATAAACTGCAAGATAAATATAATCAATCTCTAATACAAAATGAAGCTTTAAACCAAATGCTTACAAAGGATGGTTTAACAGAAAATGAAATTAATTACAGACAATTAGATTTTAAAGAAAAAGAATCTTATGATGAACGTGCTGCATTAGTTATAAAGAGTTTTAAATGGAAAGCAAGGAACGAAGAAGCTGAATTTATAATAGGTTCTCCAAATGTTTCTGATGCAAGAGGACTAAGATAATTATGGACTGGGAACTAGAAATAGCTTTGCATTATCCACATAACAAATTTATGTTAGGCTGGGAGGTTTTACAACCAGATATGGAATTTAACTACACTACTATAAAGCTATCATTATTTATAGTTACATTTACTTTAGACTTTTAATATGAAAAAGATAATACAAAAGATGCAGCAGCTTATTGATAAATTACCAAAAGGAGAAAGAAGAAAAGAATTACTTAAAAAGCTTATTAAATTAAAACTAGGTAAAAAAACAAATTAAATACGTTATATAATTGAATAAACAAATTTAAATCAAATGGATAAAAGAAAAAATAACGGAGGTGTAAGAGAAGGTGCTGGTAGACCAAAGAAAGCAGATGAACTAAAACTAATAGAAAAGCTAGACAACCTTATTGATAATGATGAGGTAATAAAAACACTAGGCGAACAAATATTTAAAGGAGATTCACGTGCTATGAGTTTATACTTTGGTTACAGATATGGTAAACCAAAAGAAACAGTAGATATAAATTCAAGCGAAGGTTTCAATATTAACTTTAAAGATATTATAAGGTTTAAGTGATTGATATAAATCCAAAGTATGAACCAATTAAAATATCGGATTCAAGATATTACATTGTAACTGGAGGACGTGGTTCTGGTAAATCATATTCTATAAACCTTTTGCTTTTACTTCTTACTTATGAATCTGGTCATACAATTCTATTTACAAGGCTTACATTATCATCAGCATACATTTCTATTATACCAGAATTTATAGACAAGATAGAAACACTTGGAGTACAAGAACATTTTTATATAACAAAGAATGAGATTATAAACAAACTATCTGGGAGTAAGATAATATTTAAAGGAATAAGAAGTTCAAGTGGTGACCAATCTGCAAATCTAAAATCATTAACTAATGTAACAACTTGGGTAATGGATGAAGCAGAAGAACTAGTAGACGAAAATATATTTGACAAGATAGATTTATCAGTCAGAAACCAAAAGCAACAAAATAGAGTTATACTAATTCTAAATCCAGTTACAAAAGAACATTGGATATATAATAGATTTTATCAAGAACAAGGTGTGATGGATGGCTTAAACATCACTAAAGGCAATACAACGTACATACACACCACTTACTTAGATAATGTAGATAATCTATCAAAAAGTTATTTAGAGCAGATAGAGAGCATTAAAATACGTAGACCAGAAAAGTATAAACATCAAATGCTTGGGGGCTGGCTAGCAAAAGCTGAAGGTGTAATATTCTCAAACTGGAAAATAGGACAATTTAAAAAAGTAGGTGTTTCAGTCTTTGGGCAAGATTATGGATTTGCAGCAGATGAAAATACTTTAGTAGAAACTAACATAGATGTAAATAACAAAATAATCTATTTAAAGGAATGTTTTTATATCAAAGGTCTTACTACATCACAAATTGCTGAACTGAACTTAAAACAAGCTGGAAACAATCTTATAGTAGGAGATAGTGCTGAACCAAGATTACTATATGAATTAAAAGCTAAAGGTTGTAATATTGTAAAAGCAATCAAAGGACAAGGTTCAATTACTTATGGTATTGCATTACTTCAAGATTATGATTTGATAATTGAAGAAAACAGTATCAACTTGATTAAAGAACTAAACAACTATTCTTGGCTAGAAAAGAAAAGTAAAACACCACAAGATAAATTTAATCATATAATAGACGCAATAAGGTATGCAGTTTCATACCAGCTACAGAATCCAAATAGAGGTAATTATTATATATCTTAAAAGTTATTATATATTTTGTTTATAACATATTTATTTGTATATTGCAGTATATTAATCAAAACAAAAACAGAAAATGAAAAACTTAAAAACAAGGATTAACGAATTTTTAGAAGATTATAACAATCTTTTAGATGGTCTTAACGATGAGTTAAGCGGCATCGAAGATATGGGATTAAACAAAAAAGCTAAAAGTCTTAAAGATGTAAAACTTGCAGATTTAGAATGTGATGAATATTTAGATAATGAATATCACGAAATTAAAAACCTTATATAATAATCAAAACAAAAACAGAAATTATGAAAGCAATTACAAAAAATGAATTTAGAAATCTAGAAGCTGAAAAAATAGGGGAATACACTTGGTACATAAAAGGTGCTAATTTAAACCAAGAAGTTGCTTTATACGAAAGAATAACAAGAGACTTAAAAAAAATATACCAAATAGTAAACTAAAAAAATGGGAGGGTAACACCTCCCTTTAAAAACAGAAATTATGAGAGCATTAAAAGTATTTTACGAGCAAAGATTAATCAGTCACAATATAAAGCCATACAAGGTTGTTAAATTAAAGACTGGTATAAAAGCAGAACACTATATTAACGGAGATATTAAAATTGTAAAGATATGAGTTGGGATGATTTTTTAAATCCACACGAGCAATCAGAATATGAATGTCAACAATGTGGTGCTGATATGGAAGAAGATAAACAATACTGTTGCAGCAAATGTTTTGAAGGCAGTATGAGATAGTTTAAGTTAGGTAGTTAAGGATGAATTAAGGTATGCAGAAATGTATGCCTTTTTTTATTATCTTTACTATTGTAAAAAACATAATTAAAATCGTTATATAGATATGAAATTAAACATTGAAATACCTACATCATTAAATGAGATTAGTTTAAGGCAATATAAAAAGTTCTTAAAAATACAAGAATCAGAAAACGATGATAGATTTTTAAATGCTAAAATGATAGAGATATTTTGCAATACAAACCTAGAAGCAGTAATGCTTTTAAAGTTTAATGATACGCAAGACATATCAAGTATGCTATCTAATTTATTTGAATCAAAACCACATCTAGTAACAAAATTTAAAATAGGAAACCTTGAATATGGTTTTCACCCTCAACTAGATAATCTTACTCTAGGTGAATATATAGACTTAGATACATATATTGGTGATTGGCACAATATGGAAAAAGCTATGAATGTTTTGTATAGACCAATAACATCAAAACTAAAAGGTAAATATAGTATAGAAGAATATAAAATTGGAACTGAGATTGATTTACTAGATATGCCAATGGATGCAGTATTGTCTTCTATATTTTTTTTTTGGAATTTAGGTCTGGAGTTGTCGAAAACTATGATGAGTTATTTGGAGGTGGAAGAAGTGGAGAACAAGGAAGCCTTGATGGATTTTCTCAATTCTCAAAAAAATGGGGATGGTATCAAAGTATCTTTGGACTCGCTCAAGGAGATATTACAAGATTTGAAAATATCACTAAATTAGGTTTTCACGAATGTTTTACGATGCTATCATTTATGAAAGACAAATCAGAAGTAGAAGCAAAAAGAATTAAAAAAAATTTTAAATGAGTGAACAAGGAATAAGAGGTTTCTATCAATTAACAGAAACTATAAAACAAGAACTATTATTAGATAAAAATATTAACACAGTTACTTCGGGTGATATTAGTGATATAAACCTCAACAAGCAAGATATATTTCCTTTAGGTCATATCATAATAAATAACGTAGTAGTAAACGAGCAGACATTAGATTTTAATATAAGTGTATTAGCTTGTGATATGATTGACGAATCAAAGGATAAAACAGTCGATAGATTCAGAGGTAATAATAATGTGCAAGATATTCTAAACACACAACTAGCAGTTTTGAATAGATTAATCCAACGTCTACGAATGGGTGATTTATACACAGATATGTATCAGTTAAACGGAAGTCCAAGTTTACAACCATTTTATGATAGGTTTGAAAATCAACTAGCTGGATGGACTGCAACTATGGACGTTCAAATTTATAATGATATATATATATGTTAACCAAAAATCTAGAACAAACATTAAACAAGTTTGGTGCTTATGTAGTTAAGCAATCAAAAGAAAATCTAGCTAAAGATGTAAATAAATATGGGAGTAATAAAGCTGGAGGTGATTTAGATAATTCTATTGAATACACTTTAGATGTAGAATCTAATTTATTCTTGGTTGACTTTCTAATGGAAGACTATGGTATTTTTGTTGACAAAGGTGTAAGAGGTAAAACTTCAACATATCCAGAAACTAGGTCATCACTATCTAAATTCCAATATGGAAGTGGTAATTTTCCTAAAGATGGTTTAACAAAAGGACTTCAATCTTGGTTAAAAAAGAAAAGATTTCAATGGAGAAATAAATTAGGTCAGTTTATGAGTTATGAAAGTATGAGTTATCTTATGGCAAGAAGCATATATAACAAAGGATTAAAAGCAAACCTTTTCTTTTCAACACCATTTGAACAAGCTTTAAAAAATCTACCTAAAGAAATGAATGAATCATTCGCTTTAGATATAGAAAATGCAATAATACTAGGAGTAAAAAAATAAATTATGCCAACAAATATAGCTTTAAGAAGTCCACAATTTAAACAAATACAAATACCATTCGCTAATGTTGCATCTGCAAAATGTGTAATAAATATTGATGGCTCGAATAGATATACATTAATAAAAAACACTAAAAAACAAACTACTCAAAATTTTGATATATCAGAACTTGCAAGAGATTATTTAGATATTACTTATGATGCCAATTATGTACCTCAAACAATCCTTATAGTTACAACATTAACAACCCACTCTGGATTAAATGGTACTGGCTCAGTACAGAGTACAGTAACTTTTACGGATACTGGGCTTGAAGCTTATGGAGAATTTGAACAAGGTACAAATCCAGAGTTACCATCAAGTGCTTATTTAATATCTAA